AACACCTTACGCTGACTTCACGAGCACCCCGGCCGAGGCGTCATCGACGGCCGCGCCGATGGTCAGATCCAAGGTCGCCCAGTCTGTGCGGCTGGACAGGGAGAACCATTCGCACAGCGCCACGGACAGGCCAATGCCAGGCACAACGAAGGTGGATTCGCGCAACCCGGCGCGCCCGGCGCTTTCGGGCAGGAGCGGCAGGCCGGCTCCGATCCGCACGATCTGCGGGGCGCAGGCCATGCCGCGAACGTTCGCGCCGGCGGCCGACCAGCGCGTCGCGTAGCCGACCAGGTTCCACCCGGGCCAGCTCCGCACGGTGTCGATGCCGAAATCGAACAGGTTGCTCGGCAGCAACCGGGCGAAATACTCGCCATCCAGGATCAGGTTCTTCTGCGGCGCCTTCTTGATCATGCCCCAGAGCGTGCGCATGTCTTCGGCGTCGAACGACGTATCGGCCGAAATGAACGGCGTGTTCGTGTAGTTGGTGACCGTGAAGAGGGCCAGTACCACGTCCCACAGAGCATCGGCCATCTCCGCGGCCTTGATCGTGGCCCAATCCATCATTCTATAGCCGCTGTTCAGCTCCGTGTTGGTGATATGTTCGCCCACAGTTTTCTGCGCCATCGTCACCGAGACCGCCGTCGCCGTGGCGACGAAATTGGTCGAGTCCTCGAAATTCGTCGCGTTGGTCTGGACGGTGCCGCCCGCCGTCACCTTCTTGCTCACGAGCGTGGCGCGCGGCTTGTAGCGGTCGCTCCCGAAATCGCGCCCGAAGGCCGCCAATGGGGCGAGCTGGTTCTGCAGAATGGTCGTCACCGCCTCGATCAGCATTGATGTCGTGATCGTCGCGCTCGTCGTGTTGGCCGCGCGCGGCGACATGCCAGGCTTGAGCTTGAGCGCCGAGGCCTCGGCGGCTTTGAGCGCGTCCCATTCCTCGGCGAGGAAGGCGACGAGCGGATTGGCCATCACGGACAATCCTTTCCGTTGCGCCCAGGCCGCCATGCGGGCTTCGACCGCCTTCTTGCGCTTCTCCTCGATAACGTCGAGGTACGTCTTGGTCCCCTCGATCCGCGTCCCGCCCAGCATCAGGATGGGCGCGGCCTCGCCCGGATTCGGGCGCGGCAGTTTGCGCAGATCGTTGAGCACGGTTTCATCCAAAACGGCGCGAGGCAGCCAGAGCGCCGCGTCGATGTTCGCGTTGTCCGCGGCGAGCTGCTCGAGCTCGGCCGTGATCCGACGTTTCCGGTCCGTTTCCATCTGGGCACGGATGGCCTTGAGCTGCTCGGCGGTATCATCCGCCTTGGCCGCTGCCGGCGGGGGCGCCGCGGGGGGTGGGGGCGGATTCGGCGCCGCGGCCACGGCGGCATCGAGTTGGGCGAGCAATTGTTCGTCCGTGGCTTTGGCGTCCACGGTCTGACCGAGCTTCTTCAGCGCGGCGATGATTCGTTCGCGGTTCATAAAATCAGGGGTTTTGGGGTTGGGGGGAGTGCGCGGGTCGGTCACGATGCGGCCGACCATCCCGGCCGGCGCTTTCGAAAAGGGTTTCAAATCGAACGCACAAGCCGCCATCCGCTCTTCCTCGGTGCATTCATCGCAGAAACCCAGGTCGAGCGCCTCAGCGCCGCTCATCCAGGTCTCCGCCTTCATCATCTTGCGGACTTCCTTTTCCGTCTGGCCGGTGCGGGCGGCGTAGATCCCGGCCAACACCTCATCGTGTTTGCGCAGCATCTCGGCCATCTCCTCCATGTCGGTCGCGTTACCCATCGCGAAGCCGGCCGCCTCGTGGATCATCATGAGGGCGTTCTTGGGCATCACGACCTTCTCGCCGGCCAGGGCGATGATCGAAGCGATCGAGGCAGCCACGCCATCGACGTACGTCTTAACGCGGCTGCCTCTGGCGCGAAGCTGATGGTAAATGGCCAGCCCGTCCCACACGTTTCCGCCAGGCGAGTTGATGAAGACCTCGATGTCCCGGTCGCGGGGGATTCCGGCCAGCGCGTCGGCAAATTCCTTGGCGCTCACGCCGTCATTGGTCCACCAGTCCTTGCCGATCTGATCGTAGATGAGGATCTGGGCTGGAGAATCTGGATCGTCCTTGGCGGAAATGGTGAACCAGGGACGCGCGGGAGCGCCGGAAACCGGTTTCTTGGAGCGCAGGCCGGGCATGAATCAGCTCCTCTCCTCTCCACGCCGGCGGATCGGCACCGCGTCCTCTTCCTCGCCACGCGCCGGTTGCGCCGGCTCTTCGGGCACCGCATTGCCCGCGATGGATGCCGCGTCGACGCCATATTCCTCAGCGAGTTGCCGGATGTAGGCGATCTGTTCGGCCTTGGCCTTGAGTTGCTCGCGCCAGTTGAGCCCGAGCGGCCCGTAAATCAAATCGTAGTTGGTCGCCCCGGCTTCCAGCTCGGCCAACATCGCCGCGCTGTTACGACCGACATCGACGTTGGGCGCCCGAGGCGTCGAAATGATCGTCCGCCGCCAATCGGCCGGAGGATCCACCAAACCGGAATCCTTGTTCGCCAGCGCCCCCTCCATGACGTACTCGAAGGCCCATTGCGTGATCCGCTTGATCAGTTCGCTCCGCGCCCGGAAATAACCGGTCGCCATGTCCAGGGCGCCCCGATAAACCGTCCCCTGCATCGAGTCGGGGAACACCAGAACAAAAGGGATGTCGGCGGCGATGCAGACCAATTCGGTCTTGTAACGCCAGTACTCCATCGTCGCGACGCCGGGGTGCGCGTCCCGGAATTGCTCGAGCTTGTCCCCCCGTTCGAGCGCCACCGTCCGCCCGCCCAGCCGGTCTTCGTAAAAGCGGTTCTTGTCTTCCGAGACCGTCGCGCCGGTGCTGATTTCCACGTTCTCCTGCAAACGCGCTTTGCGGACCAGCGCCGCCGGGATCTCCCCGGCTTCGTTGAGGATGACGTTCGTGATTTCCGCGCCGTCCTTGGCCTTGCGCATCGACAGATCGTGCAGGTCCTGCAGGTCGATCATCTCGTTGATGGCCGACGCCAGGAACGGAATGCCGCGCACCTGGCCGGCCCGTTCCGCCTCGAACAGATGAAAGACGCGATTGGCGGAACGCGGCGCGCCGAAGGTCAATTGCCCGCGGGTCGTCTCGCTGCCGATATAATAACCCAAGGGCCGGCCCGTGCCTGTCAACGTGCCATCATCCCGCATTCGCACGTCGAGCTGCACGCCATCCAGAATCGACGTGTTCTCCCGTTGGTCGGGCGGCGTCTTGCACAGGTGCGCCTCGATCGTCTGGAGCTTGCGTTGCCGCCGTTCATCCTCCGCCTTGAGAATGAAACACTCGCCATCGGTGAACCAACGGCGCGCCCACAAAGATTGCAGGGCCCCCAGGCTTTGCTTGGTGTTCACCTCGGGCTCGGCCGCCCACGCCTCCCAGTAATCCCGCGCGCGCGCGTTCCATTCCGGGTTCGACGAGTTGGGGGTAAGCACCAGCCCGTTCCCTGCCGTGTAAGTTTCGAACACGCTGACCAGGCGCTGGGCTATCGGATTCTCCTGCTCGAACTTCCGGCATTGGGCCTGCAAATCCTCGCGCGTCGCGTGATCGTAATCGAAGCGGGCGCTTTGAAGAGATTCCCAGCGGCGGCTGCGCGATCGACTGTAGCGGTCGCCCCCATATCGGGCCGCGGGCGCGCCCAACCACCAGAGAGCCAGCAGATCGATCAACGTGCCCAGGCGTCTCATGAGAGCGCCTCCACGCTTTCCCGCCGCAGATCGGTGTAATCCCCCTGCACCGAATAGATCGGTTGCAGCCGGTCCAACATCTCGGTCTGAATCTGCGCATCGGTCGGGCTCGGGACGGCGGCCGCGACGAGCGCAGCCCGCGCCGTGTCATACAGATCGAGCATCTCCCCCCCCAGCGCGGCGAAATCCTCGACGCCCGGGCCGTTCTCGCGGCTGGAGTAGGCGACCGAATAACCGTTGCCGCTGGTGCTGGCGATGGCGCCGCCCTTGACCGAATCGAGGGACTTGAAGGCTTCGCCTTGGAGAGCTGCCAGGAGAGTGCTGTAAGTCAGCCCTGCGCCCACCTGGGCATAGAGCCGGCGCAACCAGAGCCGTTTGACGTGCGTGCTGACCACGACGCGACCACTGTCGCGTCAAACGAGCAAAATGGTGTTAGCGCGTCTTCATGCGTGCGCGTGCGCCAACGTGCGCGAACGAAGGCGCGCGAACGCCTTGCGCGTAATTCTTTTCCAGCCGACATAAAGTTCCGCACGTATCAGCGCATCGCCGTTGTCGCGCGCCACTTGGAAGACGTTCACAATCTCGCCGTCAAAGGTCGTTGTAAATTTCCGCGTAGCTGCGAGGCTTGCGGAGCAAGATTTACTTGGCACCGCCCCACCGAACGGCTCGAACGTAAATCCGATGTGGCGGCATCAGTGAGATGATTCCATTGGCGCGAGTTGCCACTTGCCGCCGTTGGTTTAGCGGAAGCAAAGGAACGGCGCGGCGCGCCCTTTCCTTTTCAAGCGGGCCGTTGTGTTCTGAGCCGGGTGAATTCATTCCAGAGCATCGCCCCGCTAGCGCGTCTTCATGCGTGCGCGTGCGCCAAAACGTGCGAGAAGCTGCGCGCTCCATCAATCGAATGGGCATTTTCCCAAGTCGGCGAGGAATGTTCTCTTCAGCGATCCTGCTTTATCGTCGCCCTGTGCGACTGGAGCATGCAAAGCAACAATCCACCAGCGGGCGCCCTTCCAGGCTCGCGGCTTTACTGTCCCGTGGAGCGCATTCTTGCAGAGCTTGAGCGGCCCGGGAATTTCCTCCACAAGCCCAACACTTGCCTGCGTCCCATTTCCGCCGTTCGCGGGTGTGCCGTCCAAATTTGAACGCCAAAAGCAGACAAGAGCATTTGATTGCTGATGTGGTGCCAGGATAGCGGCTAAATATTCCCTGCAGCCGTCGCCGTCGCCGTAGCCGGAGCCGTCGCCGTAGCCGGAGCCGGAGCCGTCGCCGGAGCCGGAGCCGTCGCCGTAGCCGGAGCCGTCGCCGTAGCCGGAGCCGTGG